CCCTTCTCCAACATCTGAGCCTTCGCCGACTCCGACACCTGAGCCTTCTCCATCACCAACTGTTGAACCATCTCCGTCGCCTTCTCCGACTGTTTCTGATTCATCCTCTCCAAGTCCGAGTCCTTCGCCTGAACCAACGCCTTCGCCCACCGCAACTCCGACTCCAGCAGATTCATCCTCTCCATCACCCGAGCCGACTCCATCTCAATCGCCAACTGAACCCGCGCCTTCAAGTTCGCCGACCCCTGAATCAAGCCCACAGCCCACCCCATCAGAAAGCCCAACAGCAACATCCACTCCATCTCCATCGCCTAGTCCTTCCACGGCTCCAACACCTCAAGTAACTCCTCAGCCCGAGCCAACTCCTGAGCCGTCGCCGTCTCCGACACCTGAACCAACGGTGACTCCTTCACCAATACCGTCGGAACCAACTTCCACTCCTTCTCCTGAACCTCAACCAACATCGGAACCAACGGCTTCACCTTCTCCAAGCCCTCAACCTTCGCCAACTCCGACTCCTCAACCTGAACCGACCCCGCGACCTGAGCCGTCCACAACTGAACCCACACCTTCGCCATCTCCTACCCCAATTCCATCTCAGTCACCTGAGCCGATTCAAAGTCCCGAACCAACCCCTGCTCCGAGTCCAAGCGATAGCCCTTCGGTAGAGCCGACTCCCGAGCCGACTCCTGAACCTTCACCTGAGCCTTCTCCTGAACCTGAACCCACTCCCACTCCGTCCCCTGAACCTGAGCCAAGTCCAAGTCCTGAAGAGTCACCCTCTGCCGACCCTGAGCCAACGCCAACTCCTGAGCCTTCTCAAGAACCTGAGCCTCAACCCTCTGAAAGCCCAACGGAAACTGACCCGATAAATCAAACACCTGAACCACAACCGACATCTGAAGAATCTCCCTCTGAAATAATAAAAGACATCCTACAAGATGGAACTGTCACAGCCAAGGAAGTTGAATCACTTGTTGAATCTGCTAAAGCGGATGGAAAACTCGATGCTGAAGAGCGCGAGATAATTGCGACTGCGATTGTTGCTCAATTCGCTGATGCTGTTGCTGTACCAGCCGAGGCACTCAAAGAAGCGGGTCTCGATTATGCCGACCTTCCAGCCGAGACTCCTGTTGATGTTCGAACTGATGAAGATGGAAACCCTGTCATCATTACCGCTGAGGTTGCCGATGCTTTAGAACTTCTTGTATCGCCAGCCGAAATCTTGAACGCGATATTCGAATCACCTGCTCAACTTATTTTTGCTCTTGGGAATCTCGGTGCCGATATGTCACCTGAAGAAAGAGAAGAAGCAACGAAAACAATTATTGCCGCGACAATCGTTGGCAATATCGCAACAACTACAATGGCTTCCGTCGCTGTCGGCGGTGTCGGATATAGGAGACCAAATTGAAAAACTTTATCAATGACATGATTGGGCAACTTTGGACATTACTTGGAATGTTCGTTGCTTGGATTGTTTTGGATGGAACTGCGAAAGGAATTGTCGGCTACGCGATTATGGCTACCCTCGGCGTTTGGGCTTTGACTTATCCTCTTCGTCGGGAGAAGAAAGAGGACTGACCTCTTCTGATTTTGCGAATGGACTGAACGCTCCATTGATTTCATCAAGAGTTAGTTTTCCATCATCGAGATATTCTCGAGCCAATCGTTCTGCCACGGATGCGACTGCCAGCAATCCAGCCATCGATAAGGCAACCCATGTTTCAACTCCCATGACCGCGCCAGCACCGAGAGTGCCGAGAGCGCCGACTGTAAAGACGGCAACCATGCGGGTCAAAATATCTTGGAGTTTTTTCACTCTCCAAGTCTAACCTACGCGCTTCTCCCAACTAATTTATCTAAATCAGGATAAGACTCAACTGCTTGTAATTGTTTCCTGATTCTCTCGGATTCTTTTTTCTGCGCTACCCAATTTTTTCTTGATTGTGGGCATCGGGCTTTGACTGCTCCATTCTTTCCAATGACCTTGACACCTTTGAGGTGGTAGGCACCTTGAAGCGCATCGGCAGATTCTTGTCCGAGGAAGTGTCGAACTAAATCGAGTAGACAGGATGCGAACTCTGCTCTGTGTCCGTTGAGGTCTGTCAGATGATGAGCGACCTCATGAAGAATTACATATTTACCACGCGCCCACTTCGGAAGTTTGATTGCTCGCTTTCCGTAATAGATTGTCGCGCAAGCCTTACGACGACCTCGACCATCGAGAACGACAATCGGGCGTTTGGCTTGTATGCCGTATTTATCGATTACATATTTTCGAGCAATAATCTTGTCTACGAATTTCTGACACTCTTTGAGTGTGAGGGCTTCGCCGTACTTGATGCCCGATAGTTCTTCGGCGGCGTAAAGCCGACCTGCTTGGTCTTTGACCTTTGGCATATTTCCTCCCTTTCATTACCCATTATACCAAACGGGGGTTTGGAAAGATTCCAAAAGTCGAGCCGTCCCCGTTCACCTTTGACCCGACACGCCACGATTTGACACGGGTTTCGAGCCTAATCCTGATTGGTATTACTAACCCCAGTTTGGTATACTGGAGCCGAGAGAGAGGAGGCGCCCCATGGAGAAATGCTCCAAGTGCGGTGTTGTGGTTGGAAAGTTAGAAATGTTTCCTGAACAACTTTGCTTGGCTTGTTATGCGGTTGTTTTCGAAAAACAATTTCAGAGCGCCTTGAAGATTGCGAGGTTGAAGTAATGGCTCTTGATTACAAGAACTACAAGTACGGCAACAAGGTGTCGGCTGATAGCGATACTGTTGAAACTGCGATTCTTGAAGGAGTCGTCGTTCCTCAAGCACCCGAGGCTCACCAGTTAGAACACGCCGCGGAATGGTTGGCGCTTTACGCTTCAGATGACAACATTGAGGTTGCTCAAAGTTTTGCGAATGTGATTGCCTTCTTGGAACTCACAGCGCAATCCAAAAGGAATCGTTCGGTCTTGGCTGAAGCCAAAAGGAAATACGCCAAAGAACACGGAATCAAAGTTTCCCAAGTTCGTGTAAAGAAGAATAACTAACCCCAGTTGTGATATACTCAGATTGTTCTTGAGAGGAGGACAAATGAAGCCGTGGTGGATAACTAAGAAGTGGAAAGCCACTTTAGTTCTTGCCGCTTGTAACAAGTGCGGTTCTGATGTTCAAGTTGGAGCCACTAAAACAACTAAATCAGGTTTACCAATTTGGTCTTATGTTTTTGATTTAGGTGGATGCTTCTGCCTGAAGTACGACCAACCAACAATGGATTTGGTTTCAACACAATTACTCAAAGATAAGGTGGGTCAAAAGTGAAAGTAAAAATTACTTGGAAAGCGTTCGGCAATAAAGTCGAGCAAGGTCGATTTGTCTCGAGCGTTGAGTTCGACATCTACGACACAAATCCATCGCATGAGGTTCTTCTCAATGCGATTTACAAGGCAACCAATCTTCAGAGCGAACTAGCCGACTTCGGTGCTAACGCTTTTGAAATCTATCTATGGAAAGTCATCGAAGCAAGATTGGCTGAGGATAGAACTCACACATCGCTTTCAATCGGCGACGAAATCGAAATCGACGGTCAGAGTTACACCTGCGCTGATTTCGGTTGGGTCAAGACTGAAAATGCTGACATCAAGTTCCTTCCGAGCGAATACGGCTTAGGTGCGGTTTTCTCGGTGACTGAGAAGGTGAAAGCATGAAGTGTGATTTCTGCGATGCTACAAAGGTAAAACTAATTTCAATCACATACCAAGGCAAACCCTCAAAAGTCTGCCTAAGTTGCCAAGAGTTTGATGGAATTCGAGACGATGGAGGTAAGTCATGACTATCAATTCAATCGCAGATATACCCCTTGAACAACAGACACCCGAAAACTGTGCCAAGGCTAACCATTACGACTGGCGCTGGATTGACCATTTCAATCTTGGTCGCGTCCATGTTTGCCGAGTTTGTAACACGGTAGTTGGTACAGGGTGATTTTCAACCCCAGTTATGTTATACTCAGATTGTCTTAGAGAGGAGACAAAATGAAGAATAAATATCAACAGCGAGTTTTCGATACTAAGGAACTCGTCAATCAAATCGGCTTGATGAATGTTCTTGCTATTTCAGGCGGGCGCGTTCATTCAATCGTCAATGATGAAGGTGAGACCGTCGAGGTTCAACTTCCTGTCGGTCATGGCTACCGAGTAGCAATCACTCTTGGCTTCATGGATACATGGATTGTGCGACGCGAGTTCGTCCGCAAGGGTGTAGTCAAGGTCAAGGGTGTTGTCGAGGATGTCTACTTCACAGAGGTAGGCGAAGTCGCTTACAAAGCAAGTTGCTATGTCAATGTTCCATTCGGAAAGGTGGATGCCTGATGGGGTTGTATAAAGCACCACAATTCAAATTCAAATGTTCGGATTGTAATTATCACGCTACGGTCAAAGGACTGTGGGCAGTAATTACTCGATACCCCGACCATTCCGCTTATACATTTTTGTGTGCGTCCTGTGACATGAAAAAATCGACTAAGAGAGAAGAGGTAAACGCATGACTCAAGAATCAATATCATGGGGAGAATTAGCAGAACTTACTCATGCCACTCAGGTAGAGAAATTCAATTTTTGTACTTGTGAGGATAACGAGGGTAAAGAAAATCCCTACGCAGATTGCCCAACTCAAAAACCCTATAACCGCGTAGACGCGATTATCGCTTATGAATCAGGCGAACTAGATGAAGAGAAAACTATTGAACTTTTCCAGCATTTAGTCAATACTGGTTTGGCTTGGCAATTACAAGGTCATTATGGAAGAACTGCGAGCGCTCTAATCGAGGCTGGCGTAATTACTAAGGGGGAGAAATGACAACTGATACAAAAAATTGGAATAAATCCGTAAAGTGCGTTAGTTGCGAAGATGTCTTTGAAGATGGCGACCATACCTTCTCGAATGTAAAGGATGGCGTACTCTGCTACGGATGCCAAGAAGATGATTTACAAAGCGCATCAAGTCTCGTACTGGTTCACGGTGGCGAAATCAATTCATGCCGAATCGGTAACTATGTCATCTATGACGATGATTTAGAGATTCCCGATTTCCTCAAAGATTTATGCGGTGAGAAAATTGATGTCCGCAAGTGGACTCAAACCGATGGCTGGCGTGGGCATGGCTCGACAATCGAGAACTTCAAGAATGTCAAGGTTATCGCTCAAGGCTGGACAAGTGGATGGACTGAGGACCATCCTCGCAAAGCCAAATTCAATCAATTCTTGAACGCGATTGCTGAAGGTGAGTTTTCGACACCGTATCCGTTCTATGTCTTGACTGAGCAGACATCCAATGTCTTTTCACAAACCATAGATGTCTTTACAACTGAACACTACGAATCTCGAGTCATCGCATGGCTTGAAGAGATTGGATACCCGCAATCAACTTTGAAAGAGTGGTTATCATGAGTACGAATCTCTATTGTGGTGAATGTAAGACTGAATTGATTCAAGAGAACTACACGCTCAAATGTCCAAAGTGCGATTTGAGATAAATTGATAATTAGTATAAACTTAGGTTTATATTAGGGAGAGAGGAGAAATATATGGAACACGCAATACTGGTTCATACGCCTGAATATGCGAATTGGGTCTTTGACAAAACGCATCCAACTCAAGGGCGTAGATTTCTCCATGCTCGAAACAAGTTGATGCTCGAGGCGCAAAAACGCCGACTCAATGTTTGGGAGATAGAACCCGAGCATTGCTCTACCGATGACCTCCATCTTGTTCATGATATGTCGTATGTATTCGATGTAGTTGTGCGTGGAGAATCATCCGAATGGAACGGACAACGCCACGACCTAGGCGACTTAGCCAAGTTGTTTGTGAGCGGTACTTTGACTGCGCTCGATACTTTGATTGACAAGAAAACTTTGCTTGCCATCAACTTCGCTGGCGCCAAGCATCATGCGATGCGTGACTACTCAAGCGGATTCTGCGTCTTTGCTGATTTTGCTATCGCCGCAACTAAGGCGACTAACGAGTACGAACACCGCGTTGCTATCTTTGATTGCGATGCTCACCATGGTGATGGTACCGAAGTTCTACTCAAGTCAAACAAAAATGTTATGACTTACTCGGTTCATGAGTACGGAATTTTTCCAGGCACGGGTCTTTTGACTGATTGGAAGAATCGCGCTTACAACTTCCCGCTTGCTTCAGGTTCAGGCGATGATGCTTTGATGAGCGCAACCGAGGGCTTCCTTGATGCGTGTGATGAATTTCAGCCAACTATGATTTTCGTTGCTTGCGGTGCTGACGGTTTAGCCGATGACCCGCTATCCAATCTCAAGTACACGCCCGAGGGTTACTTCAACTCCATGCGAGTTATCCGTGAACAGTTTCCAACTACGCCGATTCTTCTCGGCGGGGCTGGTGGTTACCTGCCTGATACGGGAACTCCCGAGGTATGGAAGAACGCCGCGCTTGGACTTATGGCGATTCAAACCGAGGTTGTGAAACCCTAGGAGTTACGATTAGGGCATGACCACAATCGTAGCCGTCCAGTATCGGGATAAGGTTTTATTCGGTGCTGACTCACAAGTAACGAGCGGGATTGGTCGCGTTGCGAATCATCCTCAGATGGTGAAGATTTCAAAGCGTGGTGAATTCATAATTGCTGGAAGTGGCGAATGTGCGCCTTGCGATATTGCTCAACATATATGGATGCCACCAAAACCAAGCAATGCCGAATTGGATGATTTGTACCATTTCATGATTGCTCGCGTTGTTCCATCTCTCAAACAATGTTTCAAAGATAACGAATACAAGTGGAACGAAGCAGACGATGAGGAAACTAAATTTGCTTTCCTTATCGCTATTGGTGGGATGGTCTTTGAACTCGCCGATGATATGTCTATTGCTCTTGATTCAAAAGGATTTTATGGAGTCGGCTCGGGTTCTAGTTATGCGATTGGAGCACTCGCTCAAGGAGCAACGGTTGAAGAGGCTCTCAAGATTGCTTCGAAGTATGACGCCTATACATCCGCGCCCTTTATGTACTTAGAACAATCAAAAAAGAAAGTTGCGCCATCCAATAAAAAGTAGTATCCTAACTCCAGTTGTATATCCTTACAACAAGAGAGGAATCTATGAACGAGAATCAAGAACTGATTGACCAAAAGTTCAGTCAGATAATCAATAAGCCAACTATCAAGGCAAAGCGTCCACCAGCAAAGTTTCCTGAACTTCGCTACTTATGGGGCATCACCTTGTTGGGTAGTTTCATTCTGATTGTCATTAGTTCGGTAATTAGCACCATAATTGAATCCCTCTAATCCGCATACGCAGATTACTCGGGACTCAAAGTAAGTTCTATCGGGAACAGGAATTACTCGGTAACAATCAGCCGAGTGATTCCTGTTTTTCCATATATCGTTCGGGGTCATAAATAGTTATCGCTTTCGCAATTAGGTGCGGTTGTAAAGTCTTGGCATGATGCCCACAAAAGTATAGTTCGCCATTGAGGAAAGTGGCTCCGACTTTAGCCCTTGCGCCACATCTATCGCATTTCTCAAAGACTTCGAGAACTGTCTCGACCATAGAAGTCATTTCTTTTTTTCAGGCGGATATTTTTCAATCCGTTCTTTGATTCTTCCATCCTTGGCAAGTCTGACTATCCATCCATCTTTGATTTGAATTGGATTGAATGGATGTTTGGTTTTGTACTTTCCGCTACTCAAGGCGTCCTGCGTTTCTATCCGTAACAGGACCACCGACAATCCAAGCCCTACAAGTGCGAGCGCTGGCACATTTGAAATCGAACGCCTCGCAATATCCCAAGTCACCTGCCTCGGCTACATCCCAAGCGGTCTCGCGGGTATCGCCTTGAGCGAGTCCCCCCTCGATACATTGGAGCATCTCTGAGGTTTGGATGAACGCCGCGCAGTTTCCGCATCGCTGTTTCTTGGCTTCTTCGGCGCTAACGCCCCATTCAGCCCCCATCTTTGCCCAGTAGTCATCATTAGGCTCGGATGGGTTCAAAGGACCGTAGGAAGCCGTTTCTATGGCTTTGGCGCGGTTCATGAGATTAGCCCTTACATCCTGAGTCGCGGTTGGGCATGAAGCCTTCAAAAGTTTGGAGACTGCTGGCGTAAGGGTCATGGCTAAGGGTATCAGGCGAACAGATGTTCGAATTGTGCGTACATTGTGCGTACAAAATTCTTTCGTGATTGGGATGATTTCTAACCCCCGTTGTGTTATACTGGTGTTGTCCGAGAGGAGGACGGAAATGGCAATTCAGATTGAAAACAACGAGATTCTTGATTTCGTTGAATATGTCGATAGTTTCTATAACCCTGTGACTGGTGTTTATCCAATCAAGGGAGCAACTGTTGAGGTCATCACAAAAGCGGTCAAAACTTATATTGGTGGAATTCGCCAACAAACCACATGGGGCGGTGGCGATAGCGTCGATAGAGAGTTCGTTCGAGACATCATCCTTCAGAATCCTGAATGTGTGGTAATCGCATGAATATCGAAGTCATAGGTATCGGGGTCTCAAAAGAGGACACCGAGAAAATCAAGGAAATCATTATCGAGAAACTCAAAGAGGGAGGCACAAAATAATGGCTACACGCTCACTAATCGGAATCAAAAACAAAGACGGCTCAATCGAAACAATTTACAATCATTGGGACGGCTATCCAACTTATGTCGGAACTGTTCTGACCCTGTTCTACGATGAGAAGGCAACCCGCAAGTTGCTCAAGTTGGGTAATCGCTCCAGCCTTCACGCCAAGCCAACCAAGGTAGACACTTATCAGGCTCGAGGCGAATCAGGTCAGGAATCGGTCAAGTACGGCTCATTCGCTGAATTCGCTCAGGCTCCTAAGTCGGGCGCTGAGTTCGCTTACCTGCTTGAATCCAACGAGAAGTTTGGATACGCGGGGTCTAGTTGGGTCGCTTATCAGGTGGATTGGCAGAACGATTCCCTCAAGCGCCTAGGCATCATCGAGCGCGGTGTTTCCTACAAGGAGACACTCGCCGCTTGAGTTGAATAACCAACCCCGATTTGATATACTGAACCTGTTCTTAGAGAGGAGAACGAAATGGCTAAAAGAAGTCAGTTAGCGGTGGGTCAAGAATGGGCTTACAGCAACAAGAGACAGCACCAGCACAGCGCTTGGGGCGGTCATTACAAAGCAACGATTGAATCTGTTGAACCTTACAAGGCAAACAGATACGGTTCAAACATTAGACCAAGCGGTGAAGGTTTGGGTGTTTTAGTTTCTGTCGAAGAAAAATGGCGTGGCGAAATCAGAAAAACTCAAAAGGTGATTCAGTTGAGCCAGTTATGGAAGCCATGGGCTGAGTATGAAGTGGAACGCGCTGAGTATTTAGGTCAATACAAAATCAATGAAGAAAAGGCAAAAATCGCTAAGGCTGAGAAAGAAAAGTTTCAACAAGAGGTTTACCGACCAGCGTTGAAAGAGTTCTTTCAAGCAATCAAGCCTTTTACTGGTGAAAAATATGTCAGCGGTTACACAAGAATCGAAGAGTTGCCAATCGAAGTCTTACAGGCTGTGACCAAGGCGATTCAAGAAAAGGCGGTGGCATAAATGGGTTGGGATGTAACTCAGGTCGGTGCCAATATCACTACCAAGAAATTCATCGAGCATTACATTCGCAGAACTTATGACGGAATCTATGAAGCCGTCAGAATCTTCGAAGGTAAAAATGTCGGAGGTCAAAAGGCTTTCTATGTCGCCCTTCGCAGATTGGAAAACAATTCAGTCTTTGCCTGTGTCTTTTTGACCAAGCGTAAGAATGGGCAAGTCTCAATCAAGGTCATGGGAGAAGATGAAGAGCCGTTCTACTACGAGGCTCCTCAATCATTCATCGATGTCTTGACTCCGCCTAAAACAATGACGGGCGCATGGTGGAGATGGCGATGCCTTGAGAAATATCAGGTGGTCACCTCATGAGATTTACAAAATCAGAATCAGGTGAAGTCAAAGCCACTTGTCAAAAATGTAGAAGGGTCTACAACTTATCAAGCGCGTGGGACTCAGCGAACTTGGATTGGCATGACTGCTAAGTGGTTTATTTACCGCAAGCGAGGTAGGCTCCGTCTATCCCGAGTTAGGAGTAACAATGGCAAAAGAAGCCAAGCCCGTAAAGCACGAACTCTTCTCTTACAAAGTTGAGATGGTGGTTCATGTTTTTGCTGAGAATGAACCTCAAGCAAAAGAGCGTTTAGATAGAGATGGCGGATTCGTTAGCAAAAGAGATACCTTCTTGCTAGATAAAACTGAACTGCCTAATGGATAAAGTCGCTCTAGTTATCAGCCTTATCGCGCTCGCCGTATCAATCAAAGCGCTTCGTGAATCACGATGGATTGAACTCGATTGGAACTTTGACGACGATAAATCATAGGCGACCCCACTCGTTTGATTGACCGATTGAGAATGGGGCGATGCTTTGAATAACAGATTTATTTTCATACAGCGCTAGAAGGATTGCTTCGGCACGGTCAGGTGAGGCAACTCCGCGTTTCTTCATATCTACCTTAGATTCAATCACGACTCGACCCGATGCGTCCGATGTATAGGTTGGTCCTGCCAACTGTGAAAGAACGAATCTATCTACATTCAATCGGACATCCTGTTTGCCGTCTTTCGGTTGAATCAACTGTCGAGCGTTCCACCACATCTCGGCTCTTTGATTCTTGAACTTGGCTTGGTCTTTCGGCTTCTCCGCTACATTGACTCCAATAATGTCCGCGGGTAACTGGCGCTCCTTGACCCATCTATCAAGCAAGGAGACAACACCCCAACCTAATCCGATGGTATCGACCTTGACTCGAACTCGGTCTTTCAATTCTCTTTCTTGATGAATCTTGATACAGGTTTCAATCTCTCGCATTACTACGCCAGCGACATCAACTGCGTTGGCGTTTTGTTTTCCCGATGAGCGATGAGCAATGCTTACCTTGTATCCATCTGCTCGAGCGATAACGAATTCATCTCCACCATCTGAAGCAATATCTACCCCAAGTTTGATTATGTTTGATTCCAATGGCTCTTCGTTCTCGGTAGATAACTCAGCCCATGCGAACGGGATAACTTTGCCCGTACTCGACTTGGGGAACTGCGCCATCACACGGGCTTCAACGAATGGAGAATCTTCACCGAATTCGGAAACAACATCATTGACCCATGTTTGGTCTACTAGGTGAGTCTTGACTTCGTGGGCTTCTATGTAATCAGGACATGAGCGACATCTGCCCGTAGCCTCACCCGTAAAGTTTGGAGTGTCATAGGCGCTAATTGGAATGATGTTGTATAGCGGACTCGAACATATTCTTTCGAACCAAGTTTGTTCTGTATCTGTTGGCGGGTTTCCAAGTACAAGGAGTTTGGTATTTCCACCCGTCATGAGAGATTCAAGTGCGCCACCGATTGTGTCCGATAAACCTCCAGCCTCATCAACAACAACTAAAAGGTTTGGAGCGTGGATACCCTGAACCGCTGTTTCATCATGAGCGCTTGGACTAAATCCGTATCCAACTACGGTGCCATTGATTTTCCATTGAACCGTATCGGCTTCCCCAGGCAGATTGTGTTTAGCATGAACTCTTCGAATATGCGGCCACATAATGTTTCTCACCTGTCGGTGTGTGGTCGCTGTTGTAATTGCTACCGCTGTTCCCGCTGGATGCGTTGATAACCACCACGCAACTGCTCGCGCCGCTAGGTGAGATTTCCCAGGCGCGTGACAGGCTGGAACTACTGTTCTTTTATTTACTAATAACGAATTGAGAATCTCTTTTTGTTTACTCCAAAGAGTCTCGCCTAATCCTTCTTCAACAAATCCAACTGGGTCGCCTTGCCATCTCGCCCACGGATTTTCTAACTCGGCATCAAGCATGACCGATAAGGCATGACGCTCTTCAGGTGTGAGCATCGCAAGCAACTCGGCTTGTTTGATGGAATCACTTTCGAGGAACTTATCGAGAAGTCTCTCGCTCATAAGTTAGGCGCTTCTTGTTTTGCGTGATTCGAGAACCTTGGCTATTTTCTCTTGAAGTTCTCCCATGGTGACTGTAACTCGAACCTCTGACACAGAATGGCTTAGAACCTCTTGCTTATCAATGCGCCCGAACTCTTCAGGCACCTGACGCTCAAGCCACCAAGCCGATGCTTTCCAATCGCCTTGACTCGCCGCACTTGAGATAACTGCGACCTTTTTAGCGATTGCTTCGTTTCTCGCCCGCGTCAAAGACTCTAAAAAATTCAAATATATTTTCTCCTCGGGTTTAGGTTTGGCATCAGGAATCGTCGCCAATCTATCCCGCTCTGTCATTCCTCGGCTCATCCAATGATAGAAAGTGGACTCAGCAAGATTGACCATGCCTACTGCCTTGCTAACTGGAACACCAAGAACAATCAGATTGATAAGTTCATCGCGTCTAGTGTCATCGAGTAGAACGGTTGTCCCCTTGGGTCTGCCCTTGGGTTTAGCGCTCTTCTTCTTTACTACTGCGGTTGTCACTAGAACTCCTGCCCTATGTACCAAAATCCTAAGTCAATAGTCCAATGGTATTTATCGATTGAGAAGCCAAGCGCAAATCCGCTGTTGCGTCCCCAAGCGAACCAATATCGTCCTATCTTTTTCTCCATGAGTTTATTCTACTCCTAGCAACTCGAACAATAATTCACAGTTCGAACATTCTCTTTTCTCATTGTGATAATGCGAGCGCAATGAAAGCACGGAACTTGAACCATCGGACTTTCATCCTCAACTCTTTTGATTTCTAACCCGAGTAGTTTCATTCTTTATCCTCCACCGTACAAGATTCAATAGGGATAAATAATAACTCAGCAACATCTTTCCAGCCATAGATTGAATTAGCCCACTCATTCAAATCCTCGGTATGAACTCTCATTGAATGTTCGCCCACTCGAATTGTTGTTCGACCAACGGGGATATGCCCAGGCTTGGATTTTCCACCCGAGAGAATCTCTGAAACTTCTTCAGCGGTAAATCCTGTTCCCTTCAATCCTGTTGAGGTCAAAAGTTTATTGAGTTCCTGCGGGTCATAGGTTGCCAAGTCGCTTGTTCGATTGTCCACAATCAGAATCTTTATCTCCTCGACATCATCGACATCGACCCAATGAACTGCCACCTTTTCCCATCCCAACTGGACTGCTCCTTGATAGGTATGGTTTCCCGAAAGAATGTGCTTGGTGCGTTTATTGACCACGATAGGTCGGTACTGACCCATTACCTCTAGGGATGTGATGATTGCTCCTACATCGCCCTCACGCGGGTTCAGAGGATGAACTTTGACCTCATTGATTGGAACTGTCTCTATGTCCTCGGGGTTTGAATCAGAACGCTCAAGGTGAGGTTGAGGTTCAACTGGTTTGCGTTCAGGTAATCCCAATCGGGTTTTGATTGCTTTGATGGCTTTTTGCTTTGTCGGAGCCTCGGTGTATAACTGCTCCTTCCAAGCCTTGTATGCCTCGAGTTCAACCGTAAACTTCCAAGCGCTAACCTTTACTTCAGGGTCACTAGGTAAAGGCTTAGAATCGCTTATAGGGTCTTTATCCTTGCCAGTCATGAGCCTATCTAAAGTATCAACCTCAGATTGAGTAAAGCCCGTACCTTCGAGTTCAGGTAGAGCCGTCAAAAGATTTTTCAAAAGTGGTTCGTTGTATGAAGCGAGGTCGGTCATTCGATTGTCAGCCAAGACAATCTTGCGAGCGCTCTCCTCATCTACATCGACATAGGTGACTTTGATTTTCTTCCAGCCAAGTTTCCTCGCCGCTTTGTATGTGTGATTCCCCGCGAGGATAAAGTTCGAGCCATACTGAACAACAATCGGTCTGTACTGCCCATGGGCTTTGAGAGATTGAGCAATCGCTTCAATATCGCCACGACGAGGATTTGTCGGGTACGCCTCAAGGGATGAAATAGGAACTGAAGCAACTTGTCCAACTTTTATCTTCGCTTTCATTTGATATACAACCAAGCCTCAAAATTGTAGAACTTCCAAAACATTGTGCCTACTGTGAATCCTGCGTTCTCTGCCAATATCTGATTTCGCATGGATGAGTTCACTTTCATCATCGGGCGAAGGTCGCGCTCTTTATTGAGTATCTGTTCAGCAGTAAAGGCTTTGCGCTTGAAGTCGTAGTGAGCGCCATGGATAACCTGCTCGAGTTCGCCTGATTCTTCTCGAACTTTCTCAGCCCATATAAAAGCCCCACCCTCAACTAGAGATTCATAGATAAGGCTCAGAATGTTTGGTCTATCCTCATACGGAATGAACTGAAGAGTGAAGAGTGAGAGAATCAAACTGGACTTACCAAAACCATTGAAGGCTCGAAGGTCTTTGCGAACATAAATCGTTTGGTCATGGGACTCAGGCAAAAGATTGTCGGCTATATCAATTCCGATTTTCTTACCTCGGTGTGGAAGGCGCTCAAGAAGTTTTCCAGTTGAACAACCTAAGTCAATCACCTGAGTATCTTCAGTCATGAAGTATGTACTCAAATCACAAATTGCTTCAGTTAGCGTGTGATAGTTCGGGATTGATTGCGCGATATGCTCATCAAAGTTTTGAATTGTGTCGAATGAGAATGGTTCAGTAGAACTCATGAAGCCTTCTACCAATCGCTTCCACGACTGGGATAGTGATGGTTCTCCCGCACCGCTCGTATCTTTCGGAATCTGAAACTCGTCGTCCATCATCGTAAAACTCCGTCCATCCATCAGGTAAACCTTGAAGGCGTTCACACTCCAAGGGTGTTAGTTTTCTCAAAGCAAAACCTTCATCGTCGCCTGTAAGAACTCCGTGTCGGTCTTGCGCTGTAATTGTGTACATCGGGTCTCCATCATCTTTGATGAGTCGTCCGTTTGGTTTCTTGTTTACTCGGGCAACATCTAAAACTGGTCTCACGAAGGGAACATTGTTACCGCCAGTTCCCATGTGAGCGAGAAGTGTTGGAGCGACATTCTCAAAAGTTCTAAAACTGTTTTCGCGTCGAATGAACTGCTCGACTACATATTGTCGGGAGTTTCCTCCTTTGTAGTAGTGGGCGTCAAGGGTCGGAGAAATGTGGGAGAAAAACCCCTGCCTTCCTTCTCGTTCTTTCGAGTTCGACTGAGCATTGCTTCCACTTGTTGCTCCGATAGGAAATACTTTTGGTCGGGGTTTTCCTCTAAGATGTCCGATAAGGAATACCCTTTCTCGGTGTTGCGGGACTCCGAAATTTTGGCTGTCAAGCAATTCCCATTGACAGTCATACCCCAAGCCATCCAAGACTTCGAGGATGATTTCGAAGGTTCTTCCTCCGTCGTGGTTGAGGAGTCCTTTGACATTCTCAAAGAGGATATACGGTATTGATTTTTCGTGAGCGAGTCTAAACATTTCAAAAGCGAGTGTCCCTCGGGTGTCATCCAAAGAGAATCCAGTTCGCTTTCCCGCAACTGAAAAAGTCGCACAAGGGAATCCTCCAACGAGGAGGTCGGCATCAGGAATGTCTCCAGCGGAAACATCTCTAATATCTCTTCCGTCAGGTTGTTCTCCGAAATTTCGGGCATAAATTTTCCTCGGTCTCTCTAGCCATTCGTTAGCCCAAACGCACTCATGACCTGTTCTTTCAAGTCCAAGTCGAAAGGCTCCAATTCCAGCAAAAAGTTCAATGAACTTCATTAGATAACTGGTTTCGCTGGTCGTCCTCGTCTACGGATTATGTTTCCGTCAGCATCATATTCGGGAGTGCGTGGAATTTCATTGCGGATGATTTTGTAAATCAACTGCTCGGATACTCCCATTGCTTCAGCAATCTCTCGGTAAGTGATGCGTTGTTTACGCAGTCGAAGAATCAACTGTTTGCGTCTCTTTCCTAAATCCTGAATCTGAACTTGGTGAGTGCGAATGGCATCAGTCAGCAATTTGACTTCATCAAGACCCTTACCGTCTAACTCAGTTGCTTCCATGACCGTACTCATAGCGTCTCTCCTTCTTCGAACAAGCGTTCGAGTGATTCGTCGAACTTTACTTTTTTCTCAATCGTGTTTGCCGTAGCCACAAACTCTAAATGGATTTTGGCTCGACTCTTTTCAAAAGCAATCGCAATAGCCAAGAAGAATGGCGCAAAGAAAACCATAACTCCTAGGACACCTGCGACTGTCCAAATAATTTCCCAGTTCAAAAGTTCCTCTCTTTCCTAACTCCTCGTATGTAAAGCACTAAAGAATTTTTATCTTTTTTCGGTGGCAGATAAACCAACGACTTCACATACTCAGGAGAATCATCAGGAAGTATTCCCGCATCAACGAGTCCATCAATCGCCGCTTTGACTGCTGGATTACAAGCGCCTACATCTTGGAGTCTCCCGCCTTTTTGGTGCGGTTCAACTGTGACGGTAATCCATGCCATCGGCGGTATTCTCTCAGATTTCGCCAATAGTTGAAAACCGAGTCTCCACTCTTTTGTAAGTTTGGCTCGTTCCCAACGATTACCCGCTCGCTCCGCATTGGTTGTCCAAGGTCGCTGATTGAACTCAAGCGTGTAAATCGTCTGCTCGGTCTCATCGATACGGCAAAAACATTCTTCCATGTTCTAAACATGAGGCAATGTCCACTTCATGTCAAATTGCGTTTTTTGTCCGTAGTTATCTAACTTCCACCACACATTGACATTATCCTGAAAAGGAATCTCTTCTGCCGACTCAACCTTTTGAATTAGGTAGCCGAGTTCACGGGCTTTGGCTCGATTGGATTCGACCCATCCATGACATCCGCTAATTCCAGTTCCGCAAAGAACAATTAGGTTTGCTGGTTGATGAAGCAATTCATCTTTCGAGCCACCCATCATTCGGGGGCGTCTGTGATGAACTGAAACAGGAGTTCCAAGAAAATCAGTAGCGCAACGCTCGCAACGATAATTAGCCCGAGCAAGAACTAGCCATCTCGTTTCATCAGAAACTCGATTAGGTTTAGGTTTTGCCATTGGAGTCTTTCATCCGCGATGGCGTCCAAGCAAGCAGGGCATATCGCTGAGTTCGTTTGAACCGCCATCTGCTGTACCAATCGACAAACCGCAATATCCTCATAGGTCAGATGCCACCTGTTCATTATCACTTTCCAACGGAGCATCTTTTCCTTTCGCCAAAATCTGCCGAATCTCATTGAGATATTTTTCGGCTACTTCAGGAGGAGCCTTTCTCTGACCCGCTGATTCAATCTCCAAAGAAATCAATCGTCCGCGTTCGCGCTCACGCTCTGAACTCTTTCGGTATCTCCATTCTCGATTGATATGAGAAGGATTGATTGCTGAGTCGTGATTAGCATAATGGGCAGAAACAATTTTCTTCGCTACTTCTAACGGTATGTCATCATCTAAAGATTCAGCCCATGCGCGAACTTTCAATTCATCAACCTGAACTCGAAGGTCATAGATACCTACATAACCAATTAGAATCGCAATATCAGATAGATTCATTTTCTAACTTCTTTGCTAGTTCAACTGCCCTCATTGCTGATTGCTCATGCTTGGTTCTGACTCCAACTCCACGCAAAACTAAATCCATCTGACGCATTGAAGGAACTGTTCCGATGTAATCAAGAGCCTGTTCAATCTGTTGCTCTGAGTAGCCTCGCTTCTCAGCCGCTTGGCAGATTGCGAGAAGAGAGTGCCACGCATTTTTTCCTAGTGGCTTGACTCTTTGTTTTTCCCACCATCTTCGAGCAACTGCTTCCGAGAGCGCGACAACTGCGACAGCAGTTTCGTCGCTCTTTGTTGTAGATAGGACGGATGTATAGGACGGATGGTACGGAGTGGAGTTGGGGAGTTGAGCCTCCAAAGTTGGGGAGTTGGGGGTATCTGAGTTGGGGAGTTCTACCCCTCCTAAACTTTCTTCCTCCCCAACTGAATTGGGGAGTTTCTTCCATATCAACTGATACACGGTTGCGTTACCTCGGGAGTTTCCCTTGGTGATAATTTTCAAATGTCCATCGGTAATCATCTCGTTGATGACCTTTCGGACATACTCAACCGAGCATCGACCCTTTGAAGCAAGGTTTGACTGAGAAGCAAAGAAACGACCATCATCATGAGAAATATCGGCGAGCGCAAGATGAATCAAAAGTTTGGTGCCATCATAAGGAGAATCGCTCCACACTTTTGTTATCCATCTTATGCTCACAAAATACCTCCGCAATGGGGACAAGATTTTTTACGCCCCTGAATTTCAATCACTCGACCATTGATACATCTCAAATCGACATAGACTTTACAGCCCTTGCGAGTCTCTTTGAGTCGCGCAATGCGTCCCGCTTTATGAAGGACGGACAATACACCCGAAGCAGTTCCGTGATGAAGTCCAGTTATCTCAGAAAATTCTTTCCAAGTTATTCCTGTGACCTGTCTTTGTCCAAGCAGGTTCAAGGCTTGCGCCTGACGCAAAGCGGTCTTTCCTGACCTATCTGCGTCTAGCGCTCGCTCTTTACTTGTATCGGTACCGCTGTGACCTGAAGTTCCGTTATACGGTAACTCGGGTTGAATCTGTTGTATCGACATTGGCATCCTCTTCCAATTTCGGTGGGTTCAATTTTGACTGTTGCTCTTTGAACTTGGTACGGAATTGGTCAAGAAGTCCAACTGGGTAAGCGTCCTTGTTCGCTGTTATGTACTGACCGATTTCAGATAACGATTCGATGTTCGTTGCCTGATGAATTTTTGTGAGAACTGCTTGAGGCGCTAAAACATCCTCCGCACTTGAGCGTTCGTATGAAGTGGCATCAGGGTCGGGTTCATCTGTTGGTAAACAGAGTGCTTGAAGTAATGCGGTTCTAAATGCGACTGACATGGCTTTGGCTGTTGCTTTATCACCTGAGTCCATTGCTTCACCGACAACTGTTGTTTTGATAGCGTCACCACTCGCACCGATGAATGTATAAGTAACTTTGACTTTGACATGACCCATCGCTGTTCGATTGCGACCAATCTCAACTGTGTCATACGAGTAGTCCTCAACTGTCGGTACAACAACAACTCCAAACTTTTGTAGTTGTGGAGATACTGCGTTTACAACTGAATCAATTCCACGGAAATTGAATCCTTGGGCTTGATTGCGGTCTTTCTTAGCAATGCCACCAACTGCTTTCATAACTTCATTGAGGGCTTGCGCTATTGGTAATTTATCCATGATTCTCTCTCTACTCTGCGATTACGAATGAAACTGAAACCTCGGCAGGTACAACCTTGACCGATGGCACAATTTCACCTTGGGTTGATATTACCTTATCAGCATCTTGATTCAAAGCACCTAGGGCTTTTTTATCAATTTCTTTTTTGATTCGAACTAATTCAGGTGCGCTTGTCTCAGCCCATGTGATGAACTGTTCTTCGTTCTCAATATCGAACTTGACGCGACCTGCGGTGGTCTTGATAGTGCCATGGGGCAAAACTACCGATTTACGCCCTTCAGAGCGTTGTAGGAGGGCGTATGGCTTTAGGTTAGCCTCAAACCATTCAGCATCTCTCTCAAGGGCTGTATTGACCTTCGCAAGCCATTCTGTGACCCTTTGAACTTCTCGGTCAAAGATGGCTTTGTTATCTGATTGCTTGCGTCTGATTGAAGCAAGTTTTCTCATAGCCCAATCTGCTTTTGAATCATTATCTACAATAAATGGTTCACGGGCTGGTTCTTCAATGATTTCGAAATCATCAACTGCTTGTATTGCGTTGTCCATGTGGACTCCTCTCGTTAGGGGAGAGGGTACTAAACTGGGGTTTAGATTGTCAAGCCCTACAACCCAATGATTTGTCCAACATACATCGAGGCACCGACAACTGACATAATGAAAAGTCCTCCGACTGTTCGAATGACCCACTCGGAGCGACTTTCCATCTTTTGAAGTCTATCTGTTATGTGTTCCATGGCTTGAGAGATTCGTTCCGTATCTGAGTCATAGACATCTTTTCGGAGATAGGTTTGACTTACATTGAGATTCATCTGCTTGACTTCCATTGTCAGGTCATCAAGCCGACGCATCACTTCTCCTAAAGTTGGTTGAATCTCTTCTGCCATGATTATTCCTTGTATGCGGGACGAGCAACGCCCATAATGAGTTTGTAGGCTCTCTTCTTGAGGAAAGCACCATCGCCGTTGGACTGACTGCCCTTGGTATCACCGCTGGTATTCCCTTCGTAAACCCAAAGAGTTCCTTTGCCATCATTTTTCAAAACAATTCCAACATGGTCAGCCTGAGCATCATCGTCGAACTGGAAGAAGGCAATATCGCCAGCCTTCGCCTGACCGACTGGAACTATCTGACCTTTCTTAGCGAACCATTTCAAACCAACATCGCAAGAAGCAAAACCCTTTTTGGACTGAGCCGCGATTAGGTCAGAGAGTCCTGCCTCTTTGAAACACCATGAAACATACATAGCGCACCAAGGCTGATTGTTGAGTCCGAACCATTTTCCGAACTTAGTATCGTTGTTGGCACCTTCGCGGTATCCAGCATCAACTTCGGCTTTAGCCGCATCAAGAACTTTTTGTAATGACATTATGCCTTCTTTTTGGCTGAAGCCTTCTTAGTTGGCGCAGTAATTTTCTTAGTTACTGATGCGGTAATCGCATCTGCTACTTTGCCAAAAGCGGGGTCGTTTGGATTTGCCGCTCTGAGTGCGACTGGAAGAACGGCTGAGACACCAGCCGCCAAAATTGCCTTGAGTGAATCTCCATCGAGAGCGAAGATGTCTCCGCCTGTAATCATAAATGCCGTAGTGACCGCCGCTAGAAAAGACCGTCCATAAGAGGCGAGCATTGCTTTAGTTTTCTTATCCATTATTTCTCCTAAGAGTAGTAGGTAAATTCTAACCTATGGTTTCTCAACCTAGGTTGCTTGATTTCCAATACACAGTAAATCAGCCCCGCTAGATAAAAGCCAAACCGTGTCTCCCGTTTGAGGCGAGTAACTGTGAAGATACTTGACTGATGGAAGGGTATTTGTATCTCCAGCGATTTGAATGTCAATCGTCTTTGCTGAACTGTTGTAATTGACCACATAGCCTTGACGAAGCCTGAGTCCCTGTGGACTAGCCTTGATTTGATTTACGAGATAACTCAAGTCCATTAGAACCTCCGAGTTCTGCCGACGGCGTTCATGGTTCCATTCGCCGCAAGCGGGATGGAAATAGCGTCAAGCATCAGAACCTTATCAATACCAACTGGCGAGCGCGTGACCTTTACCAAGTCATAAACATCGTGGGCAGGATTCACAATTTGGTCCCATGTGATTTTTTCTGATGCGCCAATAACTTTACGGAGTTCGGCTCTCGCCGCTTCCTCTGCTTCGGCAACTGTAAGAACGGTTGGCGAACTCATGAACTTGGGAACTTCGCCATAGGTTCGACGATATGTTGGCGATGACGGATTATCGTCCCAAGCCTCGCCTAGAACTCCAATACTTAGATTTGTACCCTCACCAGTAAAGATAACTCCGTTGTAAGTCTCGTCGGTTGAAAGAGAGCGAGCAAGTTGAATCAAAACTGAATCACTACCATCGGTATAAGTTTCAACTGGAGTTCCCGAATCAGGGTCAGGGATTGGTCTCATTCGAGCAATCCCATTCTCATCAAAATATAAATCCATTGAAGCAGACTCAGCAATTTTCAACGCTTCACGCCAAGGGTCACTTGACTGGTCAAGGGTCGGATAGAGAAGGGTTGTTGTTTGATTAGTAGCAGGAAAGATTGTTTGAACTTTTGGATAACGATATTTCAAAATTTGTTCAATGGCTGTTTCTTTGGCAGTTCCATCCTCAATATAAAACTCATGATTAGTAAACTTGGCTCTAGCCAAAAGTAGGCTTCTATCTGAACCCTTGATAGCAACTTTGATTCCTTGAGCGCTTTCGGTTATATCAACGCTGGTAATAACAAAGACACCAAGGGGAACAAGTTCCTCAGTACCATCTTGAAAAACGATACCGCGATAGATTTTCACTTCTCGGTTATATGGCAACAAGACTGAAGAGATATTATTTGTAGGAACTAAAGTCCCGTCTTTATCGACAAACTCAAGTGAACACTCTCGGCGAATTGAACGACGATTATCAATGGTAACTTCACCTGAGATTGGTTGCGCCGTACTGAGAATGGTTCCGTTTGCCATATCGTAAATCTCAATTTTGATTGTGCTTACATGAGATTTCCGAACGGCTGTTTTGAATTCCGTGGAAACTGGATACATTACGGAGCCTCAACCTCGTAATAAGTAACCTTGACTTTGCGTACTAACGAACCTATTTTTCCTGATTCAGTCCAGTTACGCTCAACAAAGCGAACATACTTTTGACGACCTAGTGGGTCGTGAACATGAAGAGTTCCTTGATAAGTGAGAACTGGATATAACTCATCCCATTCTGTTTCACCTGTTGTGACAAACTCATAAGTTCCATCCACACCATAAAGTGACTGAGATACAACAACAGTCTTTGAAGCCCCAAGTGGTTTGAACACACCATAAGATTCAACTATCGTTGAGTTCAAAGGCTGAAGTACATCAATCCCAGTAATGCGGATAGTTGGATTTTCAGGGGCAGTAAAAGACCATTGAGCAGGGTTTGTAATTTGAATAGGTACAGTTGTTGTGTATGCCGATGAAATAGTTGCCATTAGATGTCAGCCCTCGCTTTTGCTCTATAAGTAACTGTTGTATCCAAAGGAACTTCATAATCATTCAAAGATGCTATCTGCGAACTATCTGCTGTGACTGGTGAATTACGAATTGCGCTGTAAGTCGTACCATCATCATCTGAACGCTCAACATCAAAAACAAAGTTGCTAAATCCTCCGCGTGTGAATACGGCTTCATCTCCAGCATGAAAAGCGATTTTGTCTACATAGTGAACTTCACCCGAACCAGCACTAGATACTTTCACAAATACTTGAGCATGGGTAGCGGTAGGTGGAGCAAGAACTGTTGCTGTTGGTGATACCCAACCTGAACTGGTATCGGATACTCCAGTTCCATAGGTTGTCGAGATTGTGCCTCCCGTTGAGTTGAGATAGCGAATACCAACTTGAGTGGTACGAGATGTTGTACCAGCGCGGAAGTCTGCGATAGCCGAGAATTCTTGGTTTGCGGTAACTGTGAACTTTGTTGCTGTTGTAGTTGAAGCAACCATATCCCCGCTGGCGCTCGCTGTTAGTTGAAGAGATGCGCTTCCTGATGAGGCTTGTGCGGTGGAACGAGCAATCGCGCAGTTAGTTACCGCCGCCCATCCAGTTGTATTAGTTTCAAGGGAGGCTTGATTCGGACTCAAGATATTTGTTCTTCCAAAAACGGTTAGAGTCACAGCACCTTCATTTGAATCAAAGAACGCGGTAATCAATGGAGTTGCTGGAGCATCAACATCAATAGTGAATTGACTATAAGCCCAATCGCTAAAGTAATTAGAACCATTTACTAACTGAGCAACTCTGACATAGGCGCGATAAGTTGTTCCATCTGCTAAGTCAGCCTCAAGAGTTTGACCATCGTTTGTGGAAGCAACGATTCCTGTCTCGACTGTTGGAGTTGAAGTATCTGCGCTAAAACTTCCACCTCCATAAGTAGTTGAGTCAAAGACTTTTATTTCATACGCGCTCTGTGGGTCACCATCAGTATCGGCATAAGTCCATGTGACGGATGGAAAAGTTGTATCGCTAATTGTTCCTGATGGAGCAGTCACGGTAACCGTAGGTTGTGCGGTAGTAATAATATCCAAGTAGAGTTCATAAAGGTTTGCTCTATCACCACTAGCCGTAGCGTTATCAGTAAACTTTACAACCAAGTTATCTATTGCTGTTTGACTCCATGCTTCACCAGTTGGAGAGGCTGTAAGTTTGAAAGCGGTATCAACTGTTCCAAGCGCAAAAGTGTTTTGTTTTGTGTAAGGGACTGAATAACTAACTGTTCGACCATTTCGGTCAGATATAACACCAAGACTAAGTTGGGCATTACCTGAAGTTCCTACGCTCATGCGAGCGCGAAGATTGACATAAACAATTTTTTCTGTTGCCGCTAGAGTTGTTGTGCCAAACTCTGCTTCATAGGAAGCGGGGACTGTTGAACTGGTACGGGTTATGTAGGTCGTGTCGCTATTATCTGAAAGCGCCGCATGAACTGAACCCGAACCACCTGAGATTGTAAACGCCGTTGCGTTATTCCAGTTAGCATTAGGGCGAAGTGTGTAGGTAGCCATTATCTGTTAGCCAACTCCTTTGCCAAAACTGCGAATGTTTCTTGAATACGCTGAGTAATTATGTCAGCCTTCTCATCAACATTTTGAGCCGCACTTGTATCAACATTGACTACGAAAGCACCCTGTTCAATCGTGATGTTATTTCCTGAGATTCCGCGAGTCATCAAGTCCGCATTTGTGACCGCCGCTAGATTCATTTGAGCGTTAGCAATCTTGGCACCGAACGCCGCTTCAGAACCGTACATACCAATCGCCGCACCTGTGAAACTAATCTGCTTTTGAAGTTCATTGATTTGAGCGATTGCCTCGGCGCCTCCGCCAAGGATTGACGCCGCAAGTTGAGCGCCCTTGATTGGTCCCTGTTCAACTAAATCTTGAATTGCTTTGGCATCAAGTCCTAGTCCTTGAAGGGTGAGAATCTGATTAGCAAACTGTTGGCTCTTGTCCAAACGCATCCGCATATTCTCGATAAGAGATTTAGCCTTTGGAATGAATCCGTCAGGTAACTCAACACCTTTGAGACCAGCAAAACTTAGGATTGTATCTTTGAGTGAGTCAGCAAACTGTTTAGCCGCATCTTGTAAATCTGTTAGAACATCGCGCATTGACTCAATACCCGCGGTCATTGCTTCACGAATCTTCTTCATCAAGTCAGCCTGAGCCTGAACTTGGTCTGCGGAATCTTCAGTAGCGCCATTGGTCTTGGCTAACTCTTCTGCTTTCTTTCTTTCTTCGGCAAGAATATCTCCAAAGCCAAGTCCCTGTTTCAGACTGTCCGCTAAGTTGCCAAAAGCATCAGTCATCTTTCCAAGGACATTTCCCGTTGTAAATGATTTGACCGCTGAAGCAAAAGCAAGAACCTTTTCTCCAGCCGCAATACTCAGGGCGCTTAGGTTTTCAACAAGGAATTTTCCAACTGGTAAGTCTTTTAGACCCTCAATAACATTGACAAGAGCCTCTAATTTAGGAATTGCGAAATCAACTACATTTTCTACAAGGTCACCAAGAATATCACCAACTTCAAATTGTTTGAGTTCAGTTACAAAAGAACCAACTTTGCTTACTGCTCCACCTATAATCTTTGAAGCATCGGATAGTAACTGAACTAATTCAGTACCCATCTTGATGTCGCCAGCCTCTAAAACCGTTTCTCCAGCCTTTTTCGCAAAACCACCAACTGAAGTAAGGGCATCAGAAATAGCCTGAACTAAACCTTCGGCAATAGGAACTTTAGTTACTTCAAGGATTGTGTCACCAATCTTCTTTGAGGTATCGCCAATCTTCTTTAGACCACCTGAAATGAAATTGACTAAATCTGTTCCAAATTCTTTTTCTTTCAATCCGCTTGCTGTCTTACTCACATTCACCAAGGTTGTCTGTACTGTTTCTAATTTTTTGATAATTCCGCCTAAAGCACCATCTGAGATAACTTGCTTTGTTGCGTTCGTAATCGATGTAGCAAAAGAGCGTAACGGTTTTGCCGCAGAATCAAAAGCAGTTTCTATCTTAGTTCCTAGACCAAGGACTTTAGAAGCGGCCGCATCAAGTGGCGCCGCTAACGCCGCCTCGATTTTAGGAATCAAACGCAAACCGTTGGCTATTTCGGTTATGAAATCTGCTACACCTTTAGCCGCGGTTTTGAAAAAATCTCCAAATTTTTCAAGAAGCATTGCGAGGAAATTAGGAACAGAGGCGAGCGCTTTACCAACTCCCTCAGCAAAACCATTGAATAAATCTAAGGCTCCTTCTAATGTTTCACGGTTTCCTTTGAGCCATGAAACTAAAGCACCAATACCTTTTGCTAAGAATCCACTTATCTTTTCAACAAGAGTAAAATAAACTTCAGCAATAAAGTTGATAATTTTTGCGATGCCTTTGCCAACAAATGAGTTAGCATCTAATAAGTCACCTAAGAATCCAATAAATGTTCCAATGAACTTGAAGATGCCACCAAAGACGGTAGCAAAAGCATCAATCAAAAAGTCAAGGATTTTAGCAATTACCATTCCGACAATGTTGTGGGTATCAAGTAAATTGCCAAGGAACTCAATAAACATACCAATAAATTTGATAATGCCCCCAATTACTGTGGCAAAAGTTTTCCATAAAAAATCAAGAATCATTCCAATTACTTTGCCCACTAAACCATGGGTATCAAGCAACATACCTAGACCCTCAAGGAAGAATCCAATAAACTTGAGAATTCCACCAATAACAGTTGCGAAGGCTTTGAATACAAAGTTGAGGACTGCTCTAACTACCTTACCAAAGGCGGTTTGTCCACTTGTTACATATCGAAGAGCGCTCAACAACATAATCAAAGTTTTGATTACGCCTTGAACTGCGGTAAGAGTTGCCGTATAAATAAATTGGAAAACGCTAATCATGGTTTGTCCGAATGAAGTAGCAGGACTGATTGTTTGCCCAAAAGCGATGAGTAGATTTCCAAGTCCAGTTAGAATCCATGAAAGCGCGGTTCCAACTGCTTGAGCAACGGTATTGAATACTTCAGTTACAGTATTTCTGAATGTTTCGCTGTTCTTCCACGCATATACAAACGCCGCTACTAACGCCGCGATAGCGACAACAATCAAAAAGATTTCAGCAGTCAAAACCTTTTGTACCGCCGCTAATGCTTTAGTAACATTTGTCCAAATTTTTGTAGCATTGACCGCTAGATAAGATTGAATCTTATAGGCGATAACTCCAGCCGTGAGAGCAATTAGCGCCGCCCCTAAAGCATAAGCAACAGTTTTATGGTCTCGTAAAAAGCGTGTAGTTTTTTCAACTGCGGCCGCGACTATATTGATTGCTTTAGCAAAAACCATAACTGCCACAGAGAGAACCGTGCTAAATGTTTCTCCAACTTTGCGAGCCACATCAAGCAAAGGTCTAAGGGCTGTCAGTAGACGACCCATGGCTGATTGAACCTGTGTCGAAGTCATAGCCATAGCGACAAAGCCAGCCGCTATTGGATTGAGCATTTTTAGAAGATTTCCAAAAATAGGGATATTCGCAAAAACTGTTTGTCCTGCCTTAGTCGCAAAAGCCGTTCCAAAACCAGCAAGGATAGGAAGAATCATTTCAAACTTGCTTGCTAGGTCATTGACTTTGGTACCAGTCAAATCCATCCCGTCAATAAAATCTGTAAATTTATCTATCGCATTAGCAATAGGGGTTGTAAGTTTTACAAGAACTTTTGTAATTGCCTCAAGAATTACCTTGAGTTTTCCACCTTCGCTTATTTGATTGATGATTGTTTTTTCAAATTTGAAAGCAGACTTGATAATTGGACCAAAGCCTTTGACTACGACTCCGCCCATCGTAACCATGAGGTCATTATGTAAATCACCAAAGAGAGTAATGAGTTTTGCTGGAGACTCAAGAGCAAGCGCATAAGCACCCGCCGCTTTTGTTCCTTCGCGCATGACAAGATTGACAACAGCCTGTCGGCGCTCTGCCATTGTGAGTTGAGCCGCTGTTTTGCCGATAGTTCGAGCGTATGCTGAATAAGCATCGGTAGCGCCAGTTGTAATACCAATCTGACGAAGGACTCGAGTATTACCTGTTGTGACTGCGAAGGTAACTGATTGAAGTGCTTGTTCAGCGCTCACATTGGATGCGACTGATAAATCTTGAGCGGTCTTGGCGAGGTCAGCCGCTTTACTCAAATCTATATTTGATTGAGCGAATTTGAGTGTTGTCTGTTGAGCGACAGATGCTTGAATACCCAACTGACGCATTGAATCGGATGCCGTCTTGAGGGCTTGATAACCCTTACCGCTAGAGGCGCCAACTGCTTGAAGTGCTAAATCTAATCTTTCAACTTCAGCCGCCGCACGAAATGATTTCATTCCAAAAGCGATAAGACCTGCCATCGCCGCGCCCGAAGCAACACCGATGGCAGTTAGAGAACTTTGTAATTTTGAACTTGCTTGTTGAAATTGTTCAGCCGACTTTACGGCTTTATCCATCCCCGAAGTGAATTGAGCAGAATCCGCACTAAGCCGAGCGCGGACTTCCATGGTTGGTGATTCAGCCATTATCTCCTCGCTTTTGCTCTTCTCTCGGCTTTCTCACGCTCTTTTTCTTTGAGGAGATAAAAAGCGTTCCATTCTGTCAATTCCATACTGCTAAGTGGGCGGTGGGCTTCACTTCCATAAAGAAGTTCACCCACCGTCCGACCTAACTTTTCTGCTAGTTCGAAAAGAAACCTACGCTCAGGATTCTTTAGGAAATCGCGCCTGTGATTCGTCTACCGCCTTTTCACTCAAGCCCGAACTGCCAAGAGCCTTTGTTGCCAAACGCTCAATGACTGCGCCATTCTTTGAAAGAATCGCTTCGCGGTCTTTTTCTGTAAAGACTGGTAAACCCGATTCAGGGTCAAACACAGTTGCGATAACTGTCTTTGCGTACATATTCGAGACATCCACTTTTTCTGCCGAAGAAACTCCCTCAGTAAGTGTTGCTCTTTGCGCCGCTGTCATCGAACGGATTTCAACGGTGACTCCCCATTCAGGAACTTCTACAAGTTCCTTGGTGATGTCATCTGCGCTAAAGATTTTGTCGCGTAATGCTGTCATTTCTTTTCTCCTTGGACACTAGATTGGTCACGACTTATTTAGTTTTTTTGAATCAATCCCTATTAGGACCAAGTACCGCGTGTTACGGCACCTGTTACTTGGAATTCAGCAGAGTATGTCACTACATCTCCGATAGCACCACTCTTCTCGTAAGAAGTTAGGTAGCACTCTCCGCTGTACTTGACATAGGTGCTTGTTGAACCTTCAGGACCATACTCGAATGAAACAGAAGCCGCTTGACCAAGAATTGCCGCCAAGTGAGCATCAACTGTCGCATCCCAGTTTCCTGACACGCTGATTGTTGAGTCGGTCAATCCAACAACATAAGACTTTGCGGAACTACCGAAAGCGGAAGTTTCTGCGGTGTCTACTGATTGTGGAAATGAGACATCAGTTAGGGTGTTGCTAATATCGGTAAGGGTGCCACCTGAATTATCTACTTTGAATACGGTGGATTTACCATGACGAAATGTAGGCATTTTTTACCTCCTAGTAAAAGCCACCACAGGGGTAGCCGAGCCTGTTGAACCTGCGACTGTGTAGTTCACTCGTAGGTATCGGTTTACGGTTGTGCCACTAGCAACTTCAATTCTTTCTGAAGTTTTTGAAGTGCTAGTTACGGTTGTGAAAGTCACCAAGTCAGCGTAAGTTGAGTTATCTGCTGAATGTTGAATCTTGACCGTGATGTTTCCATTGCGTGTATTTACTGGAACTGAGAGATAACCTGCTCCACCGTTAGCGGTTGATGCTCCGTTATCAACTGCGGTTCCGTTTCCAGTCGCCGTTACTGCTGAACCTGAAGAAAGAATCTTTCCGTGTTCAACTGCGTTGGTAGATTGGAATTCTGCGCTTGCTTGGACAATATCCGCGATGGCACTTGAAACCTCGTAGGATGTGTCGTCTGCTTGGAGCATGATTGCTCCAGTTCCGTTTGAGTGACCTTCAACAGCCACAATAACTTTTTGCTTTGTTGCGCTTCCAAGAACGGAAGCAAAGTATTGGTCAGTACCAGTTGAAGCGGTTGATTCAAACATACCGCCAAGGGATACTGTTCCATCACGATGACCGACTACATAAGTTTTTGCGCTAGTACCAAAAGCGCTGGTTTCAGCGGTATCAACTGAGGTTGTCGCGCTTACATCATTGAAATATGTAGAAAAATCGTATTGGTCAATAAAGACATTGATATTTTTACCATGACGAAATGTAGGCATTATTCATCGCCCTCTTCTGCTTCGGCTGGTGAGGCTTCGGCGACTGGTTCTTCTATGATTGGTTCTTCAACTTTAGGAGCCTCAACCTTTGGCTCTTCTACTACTTTGGCTGGTTTGTCAGCATCTTCGATAATGCCTGAATCCAAAAGCCACTTGATTGCGGTTGCTGGTAAATCTTCAACAATCTTTCCAGCCTCGGCGCGTTTATTGGGAGGGTAATCGATACCCTGTAAGACTCGATAGCGAGCCATCTAAACCTCCTCCGTGACAGCACATGGGTAACCCAAGTAACCGTCAGGTCACTCGGACACGGAAGAGACGAAAAACTCGGGCGACTAGCGCACAGTAGGTCTAGTGTAGCGCATACTTATTTTGATACTAATTCTTTTGCTACGACTTTTTTGACTCTTGATAAGAGCGTCGAGAAGGTTCCTTTGTACTCATCGATACCCTTGACTGTTCCCTTGATTATGAACTCGTCGCCAATTTCAGCCCTGAAAGAGTATCCTGAATCAAACCATTTGACTTTGTAATCTCCGCTTTCAAAAGTCCAAAGAGTCGTACTGCCGAACTGAGTCTCGAAGGTGTTGCTTGATAAGACCTTGACTGGCAACTCGACGCGCTCGCCAACTGGAGCAATCTGCTCAGACTTGTAAACCTTGGCTGTTTCCTTGGCAATCTCTTGCTCAATCAATTTCTGTTGAGCCTTGATTGCTGAAATAAAGATTCCGATTGTTTCGTAGCGTTGATACTGTAACTGAGCCACAGCCCGTAGATTCTGAGCGTAACTAGAATCGCCTTCGAATTTCTGAGCAAACTCGATAATAGCCTGACCCTCGGCTTTTTCTGCCTCGGAGAACTCGGTGCCATAGATTTTCTCTAATTCAGCCTTGCGACTATAAGAGCCGAAGAAGTAATCCAAGACCGTACCTTTTGTAATTTCCTTGATGTATCCGATGTCCTTGACTACCTTGACTGCCAAGGTTGCTACGCTCAAAGTTCCGATACCTGAGAATCCGACTCCGAAGTTACCGCCAAACTCTTCTTCGAAATCTTGTTCGGTGACCAACGCGGTTGCTGAAAAATCCCAACCTAAAAAGTCTTTGATACAAGTTGAGCCGACCTGCTTGATGGTTCCTGATTCTTCATGCTGGACAAACAAAACACTTTTGCGAGCGCGATTGGTTTGGCAATGCTCGCAGTAACCTACCTTGACATCGCTTGGCTTGATTTCAGTCGAACCAGCAATCGAGCGGGTCAAAACCTGACCTTCGATTACTTCAGCAACAGCCAAGAATTTGTAGCCGTTGTATTTGACTGCTTCGCCTTCAATAATAAGAACTGGATATTCATAAACAATCCCATTGACGATTTCTTCACGGGATTCGATACGACAAGTAAAGCCACCGCTCAAGCCCTTGCGCTTACCGCGCTCGGCAATCTTTTGAGCCTTAGCAAGAGTTTTCTCCACATTGACGCTGGAGATTCTAAACTCTCT